TAACCTTATGTAAGAAAGAGATTTATATCTTTCTATTTCAAGAGGATCCTTCGGGATCCTCTTTTTTTATCTAAATACAAATAAAACTAATAATGACTAATTCGGTCTTTGGAAAGCAAATACAGAATAGAAATTTCTTATCAGGAATAGCGTTCAAATTTAATTTGGCAAAATTTCCTAAAGTTGATTTTTTCTCAAATAGTGCTAGAATACCAGAGTTAAACCTTGAACTTGCACAACAAGCAACCTATTTAAAGAATATTGCTGTACCTGGCGAAAGATTAACTTATGGAGATTTTACTCTTAAGTTTTTAGTTGATGAAAATATGGAAAATTATCTTGCAGTAAATACTTGGTTAACAGGATTAGGTTTTCCAGAAACTGCACAGCAATATGGAAATTTAATTAAAGATAAAGATGGTCAACGAGATGAGAAAGAAGCATTCTGTGACGGAACTTTAAGAATTTTAAATAGTAATTATCAAGAAGTAGCACAAGTTAAATTTCAAGATTTATTTCCAATTAGCTTGACATCATTGGAATTTGATGCTACAAATACTGATGTACAATACTTTACAGCAGAAGCAACATTCAAGTACACTATATACAAAATTTCCAGTAGTTTATGAACCTTGACAAAATTCAGGAGATGTGGCAGAAAGATGCTGTCATTGATCCTGATAATCTACATGATGAATCTTTAAAAATTCCACAATTACACGCAAAGTATTATACAGTTTATAATACGATTACTTTATTGCGTGAGAAAGCACGAGAACAATATAATAGAGTTAGGTTAGAACGGCACAATTACTATACAGGTAAAGCACCAGCAGAGGTATATGTAGAAGAACCTTTTGGATATAAGGTGAGAGAAAAAGATGCAATACAGAGGTATATGGAAGCAGATGAGAAATTAACCAAAGTAGATATGAAGATACGGTATTATGATGCAACATTAAAATTTCTTGAGGAAGTTATAAAAAATATTTCTAATAGAACATTTCAAATTAAAAACGCAATTGAATGGAATAAGTTTCAGGCAGGTATGTAATTTATAAATATATCAGTAGATCTAATATTGAAGATGAAACCTACTCCAAAAGAAAGTAAAAAAATTCACGAAAACTATAAAAGGGTTGTGAATCATCTTATCGAAGAAAAGTATGCTTTAGATACAGATGCAGCAGATAAGATAATATCTGGTATGAGTCAAGAATGGTTTGATACTATTGTAGGTTAATGAAGACCTTCAAAGAATTTCAAAAAGAATCATATTCAAGAGTAGATGAAGGATTGTCTAGTCTTGCAACAGGTGCTGCAAGTCTTGCTAGTAGAGGTTTTGGAGGAATATGGGGAGGATCAACAGCTAGATCTTCATATGATTCTCATAATAAAAGAGGTGGTTTTAAAGGAGGAACTCCCCATAAAGGAAAATCATCTGTAAGAAATGCTCTTACTGCGGCAGGAGGTGTAGCAGGAGCATATCCAGTAAACACATTAAAAACTGCAGCGAAAGTAGGAAAATTTCTTGCTTGGGATGTACCAAAAGCAGTTCTCGGCACTGCAGCAGCAATGAGTAAGATGAGGTAAATAAAACTCTCTAAATAATTCTATATTGGTATAGGATTATGAGTCATTTGAGTATATCAAAAAAGAATGAAGTACATCTTCAGGTAAAAGCAGAACCTCATGTTTATTATGAGTTATCTGATCAGTTTACCTTTGAAGTACCTGGAGCAAAGTTTTCACCTGCGTATAAGAAGAAATATTGGGACGGTAAAATAAGACTATTTAATACCCAGAGTGGAGAGATATACATTGGGTTATTGGATAGAGTAGTTCAGTTTTGTAAAGATCACGAATATACTTACGATTTTGTAGAAAGTAAATATTATGGATTACCCTTTGAAGTGAATGAGGGTATATCGAAAGAAGGTGTGAAGGATTATATGACTGCTATTTCTCGGTATCAACCCAGATCATACCAGATTGATGGAGTATACGATGCCTTACGACATAATAGAAAATTGCTGATATCTCCAACTGCTTCTGGAAAGTCGTTGATGATATATGCGATTGTGAGATATTTTGTTGAAAGAAAACAAAATACTCTGATAGTCGTTCCCACGACTTCCCTTGTAGAGCAAATGTATAAAGACTTTGAAGACTATGGGTGGGATGTTGGTTCATATTGCCACAAGATATACGCTGGTAAGGAAAGAGAAACGGATTCTCAAGTTATTATAACCACTTGGCAGTCAATCTACAAACTTCCTAGAAAATACTTTGAGAGATTCTCTGTAGTTGTTGGAGATGAAGCTCACCAATTTAAGTCGAAGTCATTAATATCTATAATGACAAAACTTAGTGATGCAAAATATAGATTTGGATTTACTGGTACTCTTGATGGAACTCAAACTCACAAATGGGTCTTAGAGGGATTGTTTGGTCCTTCTTATAAAATTATTAAAACAGATGAGTTAATGAAGAAAGGACACGTTGCAACTTTAGATATCAATGTGCTTCTATTGAAACACTCACCGAATAAATTTGAAACATTTGAGGATGAAATACAATATATTATTAATCATCAAAAAAGAAATAACTTTATTAAAAACTTAGCACTTGACCTTAAAGGAAACACATTGATTCTTTATGCAAGAGTAGAAGGACACGGTGAACCTTTATATAACTTGATAATAAATAATAATATACTAGAAGAACGCCAGGTATTCTTTGTACACGGTGGCGTAGCGACAGAAGATCGAGAAGAAATTCGATCAATTACTGAAATGGAGAATAATGCAATTATTATTGCTTCATATGGAACATTCTCAACTGGAATTAATATTAAAAACCTTCACAATGTCATATTTGCTTCCCCGTCAAAATCAAGAATAAGAAATCTTCAATCAATTGGTAGAGTTCTTCGTAAAGGGAATAATAAAACAAGAGCAACTCTATATGATATTGCTGATGATATCAGTTATAAGTCAAGGAGGAATTACACACTCAATCATTTAATTGAAAGAATTAAAGTATATAATGAAGAAAACTTTAATTATGATATAGTAAATATACCCCTTAAGAACTGATGGGAGAAGAATTCTACAGCGTTATAAAATTAATCACAGGTGAAGAAATATTTGCCTTAGTTTCTATTGATGAAAATGATGGAGATCCAATTATAATGTTACAAAATCCTGTGATTATGAAAATGTTAGAGAATCCAACAGGTCAATATGTAAAGATAAAACCTTGGTTGGAATTACCTACTGATGATCTTTTTTTAATTAAGTATGACAGAATTATTACTATGACAGAAATTAATGATGATCAAATGATTCATTTTTATGAAAAGTACTTGAATGAATCAGAAGATAATGATGTGGAATTTGATGGTAGAGTAAAATTAAATACTAAGTTGGGTTTTGTATCAACAGTCGATGATGCTCGTAGAAACCTTGAAAGAATCTTTAAGGATAATATAAAAGAGTCTTAATTCTCTTCCAAACCTCACAAAGGTTATTGTACACATATTTCACATCCTTGTCAAGTACCTGAAATAATGTTATAATATGAATATAAAAAGTATCACTAGAGAATAATGTCATGGTTAAGAAAAAATCAGAACACTACGTAAATAATAAAGAATTACTAGAAGCATTGATAGTTTATAGAGCAAAGGTTGCTCACGCAAAGGAGAATGACTTAACAAAACCAAGAATTACCAATTATCTTGGTGAGTGTTTTTTAAAGATTGCAACACACCTTTCATATAAACCAAACTTTGTGAATTATATGTTTAGAGATGATATGATCTCTGATGGTATTGAAAATTGCGTACAATACATTCATAACTTCGATCCAGAGAAGTCTAGAAATCCATTTGCATACTTTACTCAGATTATTCATTATGCCTTTCTGAGACGAATTCAGAAGGAGAAGAAGCAATTGGAAATTAAAACAAAGATAATTGAGAAGACTGGATATGATGAAGTGATGGTAGTTGATGATGGAGCATTAGCAGGTAGTAGTTCTGATTACAATACTATTAAAGATAATATTCAATATAAGTCTTCCAATAGATGAAAATAGCAATCATTACAGATCAGCATTTTGGTGCAAGAAAAGGTGCTGAATATATACACAACTATTTTCAAAAATTTTATGATAATATATTCTTTCCTTACTTAGAGGAGAATAATATTGATACGGTTATTGATATGGGTGATACTTTTGATAATCGTCGTAATATAGATCTTGCTTCTTTAGAGTGGTCAAAGAAAATATATTTTGATAAATTGAAGAAGATGGATATAAAAGTCCATACTATAGTTGGAAATCATACTGCATATTATAAAGATACAAACGAAATTAATAGTATAGAATTGTTATTGAAAGAGTATGATAATATAATAACTTATTCAGAAACAACTTCTATAACTATAGATGGATTAAATATTCTTCTTGTTCCTTGGATTAATCCAGAAAATAGGGATATGAGTCTTGGATTGATTAAAAAATCAAGAGCTACAGTTGCTATGGGACATCTTGAGTTAAATGGATTTGTTGCTACTGCTGGTCATGTAATGGATCATGGTATGGATATTAGTCCATTTAAAAAATTTAAAAAAACATTTTCAGGTCATTATCATACAAGATCTAATGTTGACAATATTTACTATCTTGGTAATCCTTATGAGATGTTTTGGAATGATGTAAATGATACTAGAGGATTTCATATATTTGATACAGAAACTTTAGAGCATACACCAGTTAATAATCCATATAGATTATTCTATAACATTTATTATGAAGATGATAATTATAAGTTATTTGATACAAGAGAATATAAAAATAAAATAGTAAAACTTATTGTAAAGAAGAAAACTGATCATAAACAGTTTGAAAAATTTATAGATAAATTATATAACTCTGGTATCCACGATTTAAAAATTATTGAAAATTATATTTTGCAAGAAGGTGAAGAATTTGAAGTAGAAGAAACTGAAAATACAATTGGTATTTTAAACAGATATATTGATGAATCTGAATTTGAAGGTGATAAGACTATTATTAAGGGTATTTTGCAGAAAATTTATTCAAAAGCCTGTGAGGTTGAGTAATGTATGTTCTAACCTTAAAAGATCAAGAAGGTGCTTATGCCGTTCATAATCGATATGGTGATAAAGTTTTGTTCTTGTTTCAGCAAGAAGATGATGCTGAAAGATATGCTATGCAGTTAGAGGATGATGAGAATTCTCCAATGGATGTCATAGAA